TTATTTTAGGGTGTAATCAAGAGTAATCTTCTTGAGTTTCCCTTTTTCCCTGTATATCACGATCTTTTCGAAAATGCTAAATAGCAGTTCTTTTTTAGTGAAATCGTTCGCTTGTTCAAATTGCTGTTTAAAATCGATCATCTTGCTTAATCGATTATATTTCTCCTCAACGGGCTCTTTATCCTCCTCAACCTCGCTCAACTTGCTATAAATTTCTTCTTCTTTCTTGTTTAATTCATTGATTTTTGCAAACAGTTCCTCTTTTGGGATCGGATTGCGATCGTCCATATACAAATCGTACCATTTTTCTTTCTGCCTTTTTATTTTCTCCAGCTCCTTTGTTAGAGCGGAGACGTCGACCACTTCCTGCTGGTCGTATCGGTCAGAAAACTTGGACATAAAATACTCTTTCGAGGTGATAAGCAGCTGAATTTCATCGAGCAAGGGCTCTAAAATGTTTTTTTCGTTCGTAATTCGATGGCATTTTGTACAGCGGTAGTATGTTTTCTGTTCACGTTTATCGAAAGACCCCTGCATTTTATGTCCACCACAATTCCCGCATTGTAAAAGACCGGTAAAAAGGAACTTCCCCACTCTTTTCCGATCCACTCCTCTTTTTTCTTTTTCCTTCTGTGCTTTTTTAAATAGCGTTTCGCTAATAATTGGCGGGTGATTGTTAGGGACAACCTTATCTCCCCATCGATACGTACCGATGTAAATGTCATTCGTCAAAATGTCGCGCACAGAATTGTGATTCCACTCTTTTGCGATTCGCGGCTTAACCCTTAGTTCATTCAGCCGATCCGCGATGCTTCGGTAGCCGTATCCGTCGCAATACATGCGGTAAATCATCCGAACAACGTCCGCTTCTTCCTCGATAATCGTACAATTAAAATCTTTATCGAATTTATATCCATACGGAGAGTGCCCTCCAGGTTTTTTTCCCTCATCGATCATTTGCTCGATGCCGAACTTTACGCGCTCAGCAAGGTTTTCACGCTCCCATTGCGCCAGCGCGGCGACAAGCGTGATGAATAGCCTCCCCATCGCTGTGGAAGTGTCATATACCTCGGTCGCTGAACGAAACGCTACATTGTGCTTTTCAAACGTCTGAAGCAACAAATACAAGTCCAATACAGACCTTGTTAATCGGTCTAACCGGTAAACTAGTACAATATCGATATTTCCTTTCTTTATGTCTTTAAGCAACCGTTGCATTTGCGGGCGATCTAAATCCTTTGCAGACCAACCTTCTTCGATGTACTCCTGCACAATCTCCCAACCTTGGCTTGCACAAAACGCACGAAGCCGTTCGCGTTGTGCGGGGATCGAAAACCCCTCTTTCGCTTGCTCGTCTGTACTGACCCGAACATAAATGGCGACTTTCATCGGATAATCCCCCTTAACAAAAACGGGCGAGCCGTCGCCCGCCCTGATTAAATCTTTAGCGCTAAAGACTCAATCTAATAATACGGCATACCATATGACTTTAGCATAGATTTTAAGATCATTAACTGTGTCATATGGAACGACAATATCATGATACTTTTTGAAGGTTGATTCAGGGCTAAAGATCAACAATCGATTATCTTCATCTTTCCTGAATCGTTTCATCGAGTATTCATTATCGTGGCTAAAAATGACGATGTCGTCTTCTTTCAGTTCCCCTATCTCGATGGGCTTGCAAACAACATACGATCCGTTAGGGATTATTTTGTTCATGCTTTCGCCGTTCACCTTTAAGGCGAACAAATCTTTGCTGTCCGAATATTTCCCTAACATGTGCTTCGGCAAAGCTATATACTCCACATTGTCTTTAGTGACTGGATCAACAGTCGAAAGCGCGCCAGCCGCGATACTTCCGTATAAAGGAAGTTCTAGTTTAATAGAATGTGGTTTGTTTTGATCGCGTCTTGGCTCTGACCATCCGTTTGCCTCCATCATCTCAAGCTCTTCCACCGTAATACCCAGCCCCTTGCACACTTTTAGGACATTATCAATTGAGGCTTTCCCCAATCCTCTTGTCAGCATGGAATTGAGAGTGGTAGGTGGAATGCCGATGGCTTCTGCAAATTGTCTCCGGCTGCTGTATCCAGCTTTCTTCATTAGATGTTCAACAATCTCTTCTTTTGTCACTTCTATCACCTCCTTTAATTAAGTATGTACGAAAAAGCGTACACTTATAATCTAGCACGAAATTTCGTTCAAGTGAAGTGGATGTAACGAAATTTTGTTCATTTTTTATGAAAAATCTATTGACCTTGAACGAAAATGCGTTTATATTAAAGTTAAATCGAACGAAATTGCGTTCAATCGATAAACAGGAGGTGGAAAAACATTGTATAAAAACCTTAAGGCAGAAATGGCCCGGAGGGGAGTAATGGTGAAGGATATTGCCGAGTTGTTGAATGTCCGGCGCTCAACAGTAAGCGACAAGATAAACGGGAAGTTCCGGTTTTATTACGACGAGGCGCTGAAGATCAAGAAGGAATTCTTTCCAGACCTTGATTTAGAGTATCTGTTTGCGTCGGACGGGTCTAAAGGAAAAACCGCATAAGGTGGTGTGTATAATTTGTCGGTGACTCGCAAGGCTGTACACATCGTTTCTTTGCATACATCTCCTACAAAGGAGATGGTCAGCATGAGAAAGCAAAAAAGAACAAGAAGACCGCAGGAAGTAGTAGTGCGGTGCGTGGGCGAACGGAAAGAACCGTCAAAAGAAGCGCTAGATAACTTTATCGAAATTTATATTCGGATGGTCAAGGAAAATGAAAAGCGCAGAAAGCAGAAAGAGCAAGAAATGAAGGGGGATAACAATGAAAATTAAACGTATCTCGTTCGATGAGCTTCCGGTGTTTGTACGTAACCATGTAAATGCGCTCTATAAACAACCGCAAATCATTCAATCGTCCATTTTGGAATTTGACGCTGTACCACCACTATACGTTGTGAGTGTGTTGGATTTGGATCGCAACATTATTACGGAAGTAACATTCGATGACGATAAAGGGTTACTGCACGAAAACGTTGTGACGTTAGGAACGGTGCTTGAAGCAATCAAGAAGTATCCTGAACGGTTCGGGCTTCGACTCCGAGAGGAGATGAAGCAATGAACGTATTAGAAAAAGACCGTCACTTGGCGAAGAAGCTGGTCAATTTCGGCGTATTGTGTTTATTACAAGCAAGGTTGGAATTGATACACGGTCGCTTTGACGAAGCAGAGAAATGGGCGGAGGAATTCCTTCGCTGCAAGCGAGATTTGGACGAGCTTATCAAACGGAAAGAACGGCACGATGAATTGGTGAAAATCGTGGAAACGCTGCGTGAGAAAGGGATTGATATTGCAGTTGTAGCAAGAAAGGGGAATGAGTGATGAGTGTACGTTTCTTCACTACTCGTTTAATGAAAGTTTCAGAGATTCGGAGAGTTTGTGAGGTGATGCGGAACAATCCGTTCCACATCATGGTGTTTGAGTACCGAATGAAACAAAGGTTGCGTGAGCTACAACAAGAAAAACGGCCAGCGCGGCAACGCTAGCCCCCACACACCACCATTGTACTACACGCATACCCGACAGGTCTAGTGCCTGTCGTCATGACTAGGAACTATCGGGTTCTCCCCCGCCCGTCACGTTTGTTCCTGGTCATGACGATGCGCACTGGCGCATCGAAATAAACAGGAAGGAGGGACGAAATGAGCCGCAATACGTTACGGAAGGAGGCTCCTATTGAGTACGACCGCGTTGGGCGGATGAAGTATCATCCGAAGTTTCACAAAAATCACAGGAAACCGTTCAGTGAATCGGATCTTGAGTATTTATGCAAGTTTTATGACGTGGACGGCGCAAAGCTAATTGCAATGGCGCTCGGCAGAACAGAAGCCACCGTCCGCTCAAAATTAAACAACTTAAAAAAGCGCGGGCTCTTTGAGTATTACAAAAATTTGAACAAACACTGGGTATAAAGAAGGGAGGAACATAATGCACATAAAACACTGGGGCATCGACGCGCTAGGGGATGAAATTTTTGAAGATGACGTTATTTTGGAATTTCCCAACGGCGATATCATGTTAGCAGAAAAAATTTATGAATATGTCATGCGTGCATTTGATGCAAAAGAGTTAGTAGCAAAATAAAAAAGCTTCGCCAAACGGCAAAGCACTCCACATCACACACAATCTTATTTTATCACACGGGAGTGCGATATGACAGAAAAGACGATTGAAAACCAAATCAAACGGTACTTAGATCGACTGGGTGTTTGGTATATGAAAGTGCACGGCTCGATGTATCAAAAAGCAGGGGTTCCTGACATCATTGCTTGCATCGACTCGGTATTTGTAGGCATCGAAATCAAACGCCCAGGTGGAAAAGTATCAGCGTTGCAACAATTAAACATTGATGAAATTAACAAAAACGGGGGGTGCGCGTTTGTCGCTTACAGCGTCGAAGACGTACAACGAAAGATTGCAGAATTACGACATGCTTTACAGTTATCAAAAGGACGCCTTGAACAAAAGTAATCCTGACTGGTTATATGCCTTAGATACAGGAACGGGAAAGACCATTCTCTCGATCCATCATTATCTAAAGCATTATCAAGGCGAACCATTATTAATTGTTCAACCTCCGGCAAAATTGCGTGAAGGTGGATGGAGCCGCGAAATTCAACGTGTGGCAGATTACTACAACATTGCGATTACATACAACGAACTGTCATACGGAAAAATCGCAAAAGATTGGCATCTGTATAAAGGATACTTCGTCATTTTCGACGAGTGCCATTATATCAAAAATGTATCAAGCCAACGAGGAAAAGCTGCGTTGTCCCTAACAAAGTTATCGACTCACTTTGTGTTGTTATCGGCCACTCCATCCAGCAATGGCTGGATGGATACAATCAATTACTTTTTGATGTTTCGCTTTTACAAAAACAAAACCGAGTTTTTAAAGCGCCATGCGATCTATGAAACCAAACATTTTGGTGATCGGTCTGTCAAAGTCATTAGTGGCTGGAAAGAGCAACAACATTTGAAACGATTGTATCAAAGTATTTCAACGAAACTATCAAAAGAACAATGCCTTGACTTACCGCCACTAGTTTTTGAAGATGTTCGCTTTCAACCGTCGAGAGAATACAAAATCATTCAAAAAGACCGAGTGTTAGAAACAAAAGAGGGAAAAATCGCATTTGATACGCTGATGAAGTTGCAACACGGATTGCGTTTTTACGCAAATCAAAAGGACAAGCTAGCCTATACAGAAATGCTGGCAGAAAGTACTGAAGAAAACATGGTCATCTTCTACTATTACCAACAAGAAAAAGACCAGCTTGCGCACTTGTTGCAAAAAACGAAAACCATCTATGAAGTAAGTGGCAAAGTCAACAAATTGCCTTCACACAATGAGTGGCAAAACCTAAAAAACACAGTCACTTTCGTTCAGTACCAAGCTGGTGCTGCGGGCATTGAATTGCAATATGCCAACATTGTGATTTTCTATACACCAACGTACAGCTATCAAGATTACGACCAAGCATTAGGGCGCTGTTATCGAAATGGCCAAACAAAAAAGGTTACGGTCTACCGATATATCACCAAAAACAGCATCGAAGAAGCTGTATATGAGGCACTCACAGCGAAGAAAGACTTTACGGAAGAGTTATTTAAAAATTTTATAGGAGCGTGAAAAGATGTTTGGTGTTAAAGATGTGAATGTTGTTCAACATCGCGACAAATGGGTCGGCGGATCTGATGTACCTGCGATTTTAGGCATTAGCAAATACAAAACGCAATTTCAGTTAGCAAAAGAAAAAACAGGCATTGAGCCGTCGGACTTTAAAGGAAATGAGTACACAGCATATGGAAATGCATTGGAACCACAAATTCGCGAGTATATTAACGCAATCAACGAAACAAACTTTCAACCGGCCACGAAAACGGATGTCGAGCGCGGGATTCGTTCAAATACTGATGGATATGATGCTGAAAATCAATTGATTCTTGAAATCAAAACGCACGGAAAAACGCCAGATATTCGTTCGTATGAGGCGCAAATGCAATTGTATATGTATCAATTTGGCGTAGAATACGGATGGCTTGCGCTTTATGAGCGCCCAGACAATTTTGATGCAGAATTCGATGCAGACCGATTGCAAATTAAAGTTATTCATCGCGACGATCAATACGTGCAGCACATTTTAGATGCGATTGAAACGTTCTGGATTCGTTGCGAATATCTAAAAGAAAAGCCAGATATGACAGAACAAGAATTTATGTCTGTTGGTCAAAACGAATTAACCATCGTCGCACAACAAGTCGAAAAGCTAGAGTTACAACTTGCTAGCTTTAAAAAGCTAGAGGAGCAATATAAAGCGATGAAAGACAAGTTATATCAACTCATGGAAGAATACGACGTGAAAAAATGGGAAACTGACCGCATTGTGATTACGCGCGTGCTTCCTAGCAAACGCGAGTCATTTGATAGCACACGCTTCAAAAAAGAACACCCAGAACTCGCACAACAATATATCAAAGTCAGCCAAACGGCTGGTAGCGTTCGAATCAAATTAAAGGAGGCAAATTAAGATGGGCTTACTACCAAAAAATCAACCAAAGAAAACGGTTGATACACCGCGCAACTTCTTTATCTGGGGGCAAACGATGCACGGGAAGTCATATTTGGCTTCCCAGTTCCCGAATCCGGTCATTTTCAACACCGATGGGAACGCGGATCAAATTGAAACGCCAAGCGTCAATCTAAAAAACGAGCGCGATCCGAAAACGGGACAAATCAGCTTTAGCGTTATCGATCAGTTAAACGAACTGATTAAAGAGTTAGAAACAACTGACCATGGTTTCGAAACAGTCGTCATTGACGTGATTGACGATGTAGTAACGCTAATCGAACAGGCTATCTGCGAAGAGCACGGCGTACAATACATCGGTGACATTCCATACGGAAAAGGATTTGGTATTTTTAAGTCGATTTTTACTGCGCTGGTTGTCAAACTCAAAGCTTTACCGATGAACGTTATCTACATTTCGCGTTATGCAACTGTGACAGAAAACAACATTGAAAAACCAGTGCCTTCACTAAGCGTGAAACACTTAAACACAGTCAACGGCAACTGCGATATGAACATCTTGTGCCAAAAAATCGGCAAAAATTATATTCGTAGAGCTGTCGATCGGAGAAAAGCCTATCAGCGTGAATGGATTCAAGACGAACGGATTCTTGCTATTTTGGATACGGTCATCGGCGCTTTCGATAAACCAACACAAACAAGCAAAGAAGAAGCAAAAAAAATTGTGGAACAGCTAGAAAAGCAAGAGGAGCAAGTGATGCAAACAAGCGAAGCAGAACCAGAAGCGCAAACCGAGTCAAAAGAAGAGTCGAAACAAACGCCGAAACCGCGTACAGCTGCACCGCGTCCGCCGAGAGTAAAATAACTACTTTAACTAATTAACAAGATAAACAGGAGGTAATAAGTAATGAACTTAAAAGCATTGGCTCAAAAAATGTTAGAAGAAGGATTCAACCCGCATCAAACAAACGTGGATGACAATGGCTACGACAACCTTCCAGATGGCATCTATGACGCCATCTTGGAAGACGTACAGTTCCGCGTGAACGACAAAGGAACAGAATGGCTCTCATTGACATTTACAATCATCAATGAAGGCTATGAAAACCGTAAGTATTTCGCGAACTACTGGCTTACTGAAAAGCAGTTGGAGCAAAACATTAAGAAGCTATGGGGACACGCAGCGCAAGTGTTTAACGTGGAGTTAACGGTAGACGACATCGCGAACATCGAAACAGCTGTTGTAGAAAAGCTGCAAGAAGCGCTAGGCACGCAAGTGGAGTTAGAACTTAAAACAAGTCGCTATAAAGATAAGCGTACAGGGAAAATGAAAGAGTTTCAAAACTTCAAATTAGCATCAGCAGACATCCCGTTTTAATGGTGGTGTAAATGTTCACATTTTACGATATCGAAGTGTTTCGACACGACTGGATGGTGGTTCTCCTGACCGAGAACCACACCATCCACATTCATAACGATACAGATAAGCTCCGCAACAGCTTATCTACATCTAGCATATTAGTCGGATATAACAATTATGCCTATGACGACATTATTTTAGCCGGATTGTTAACAGGAAAAGATCCGTATGAATTGTCACAAAAGTTGATTCGCGGCGAGAAAGTAAATGCCACGCTTAGCTATCTCACATTAGATGCCATGCAAGAAATTAACGGGTTGTCACTAAAAGAAGTCCAGGCAAACATGGGTCTTGATATTCAAGAAACACCGATTGATTTCAACATTAACCGTCCACTAACGAAAGAAGAGGTAGAGCTTGTCTTTCAGTATTGCGAGAACGATGTTCGAACAACAAAAAAAGTGTTCGAACTACGCGAAGACTATTTTACGAGTAAGTTCGAAATCGTTGACGCTTTTAAGTTGCCAGTGACAGCTGTAAAGAAAACAAGAGCAAGTCTTTCGGCCGCCGTCTTAAAGACAACACCAAAGAAACTACCCCGCGACCGATTGCACCTAGAATTTGACAGACGCTTACAACTGAACGAACTGCCGCGCGAAGTGGTCGATTTTTACGAAAACATCAAGAAACGATACATACAAGGCGAAGAGCACGGCGCGCTGGAAAAAGAAAAGCTAGAAATTGAGATTGCTGGCATTAAGCATACGTTTGGTTTCGGAGGCGTCCATGGAGCGATTGAAAACTATCGTTACACAGGTAAGATGATGCAAATTGACGTTTCGTCTTACTTTCCATCGCTGATGATTAACAATCAATTTATTAGTCGACAAGCTGGGAGTCCTGAACTTTTCACGCGCATTTACGAACAACGTTTAGCGCTAAAAAAACAAAACGACCGAAAACACGAAATCTATAAGATTGTGCTGAACAGCGCATTCGGCGCGATGAAATCAGAATACAATCCATTATTTGACCCGAAGCAGTTTAACAATGTGACGATGAACGGTCAGCTTATTTTAACGCATCTTATTTTGCTTCTCGAACCGTTTACACAATTGATCCAATCGAATACGGATGGAATCATTATTGCTTACGAAGACGGCATGAAGGACATGATTTTAGAAGTCATTCGACGCTTTGGTGAACAATATCAGCTGGCGCTAGATGTGGACGATATCCACAAAATTGCACAACGAGATGTGAATAATTACGTGGTGCAATACGCCGATGGAACGATTAAGGCGAGAGGAAGAATGTCAAAATTTCAAGGCGGTGACTGGGAACGAAACAGTCTGCACATCATCGACAAAGCGTTGGTCAATTTTTATATGCACGGCATCCCGATTCAAAAAACCGTCATTGAAGCGTGGAAAAACAATCAATTAGATTTGTTTCAAGTCGTGGCCAAAGCAGGGAAATTTGACGGGATGGCACATGAGATGAATGGGAAAATGGTGCCGTTGCAAAAAGTGAACCGTATTTTTGCGACCAACCAATTTCATTACGGTGGTGTGTATAAAGTTCGCGACCATAAGTACTATAAAGTGCCACATACGAGCGAGCAAAGTTTTGTTTGGAACGGCGAACTCGGCAAGATGAACAAAAAGCTCATTGATATCAACTACTATATTAAGCTTGTGCAAAGCAATGTATTTTAAGGAGGTTGCCACATGAACGTTCAAATTACGTTGTCAAACGGAGAGAAAAGTGCACGTTTGAAGATTGAAAATTTCCCAATTGAATCATTTGAACATTTTCTTAACAAAACACTCGATTTTTTAGGGCTTCTCGATCATGGGAGCAAAAAGAAGAAAGTATCCATCAAACCAAAAATCGAGATTAAAAATTTCAAAACAGCCGAAATCAAGATGGAGCCAATGAAAGACGTGCTCCCGTTACTCCCAGAAGCACTCCGTGACTGGTATCGGGAACAAGAACAAAAAGCAGCGCAAGAAGGAAAGCCGACATTTCATCTCACAGGCATTAAAGTAAAAGACGGCATTCCTCACTACAAAGTATTTTATGAATGCCCGAATTGCGGTTTTAAAGGGGTACGATACGAAAAAGAAGGCGTAAAAGAAGTAGAGTGTTATCAATGCGCAGCGCCTGTCGATGTGTTTCCAACAAAAGGTGAATTTCCGAAACGGGATAAGTTTAATAACTACTTTACGAGTGCAAGGGAGGAGTAAGAAATGACGAAACCAAACATCTTGGAACATTTTGAAAAAACAGTTTCAAGCGCAAAAGAACGTCTAAAAAAACTAATCTCAGAGGCAAATAGACACAAATTGCACGACTTTGCAACAGGTTTAGCAACTGCGGTTGAAATAATCGAAGACGAGGAAATCGAAAAACTCGAAGCGATGTTTGATATGCAACGAGCACTAGATGAACGCATTATTAAAGAACGCAAAATTGATAAAACACTCGATGAATGGGTAGTCGCTATCACGATTGCAATGGAAAGCGAAATCGATGAAATTCGTCGCGAAGTGAACTGGAAATGGTGGAAACAAGAAAAACGAATTGACATAGATCGATTGCAAGAGGAAGTGATTGACCTGTGGCATTTTCTATTATCCTTGTCACGCATGGTCGGGTTAACACCAGAAACGATTTTTGAGAAATACATGGCTAAAAACAAAATCAATCACCAGCGCCAAGACGGTGGTTATTAATGAAGTACAAACAACAAAGGGAGAAAATCACTTCTCCCTTTCATCCAGACATCATGACAGCGTGGAATAAAGGATTCGAAGCAGGTGCTAAGCGACAAAACGAGTTAGACACAAAAATTATGCTCGAGTGGCTGGAATCATTAGAAGAAATTGCAGGAATCGGTCCGAAAACGGCACAAAAGATTCGGGAGCATTGTTTAGGATTTATACAAGCCAAACACCAAGGCAGGTGACAAGATGATTAAATACATCGAATTAGATGGGAAAGTGCCGAAACATTCACTCGATATTTTTAGCACGACACACGAACACTATGAAGACGCAGCAATTTTGCTAAACAGTTCGATCGTCGTCGTCGATTTTGACGAACGGAATGAGGCGATAGAAAAACTCTTTCGCCTCTTTCCCACTTTACGAGTAGAAACCAGTCGCGGTTGCCATTTGTATTACCAAAAGCCGAAAGGCGTCATGATAAAGAACTGGACAGGAAAATTGACGGTGTCTGGGATCAACGTTGATTACAAGACAGGGAAAAAGTCTATGGCCGTTATTAAACAAAATGGCAAATTGCGACCGATGCAAAATGAGCGTTTTTTAGGCGATTTGAGCGCACTTCCGATGCTTCCAGTCTATTTACACCCGATGCACTTAAAACACGTGTTAACGGGGCTTGTAGAGCACCAAGGACGTAACTCTGCGTTATTTACACACTTACTCACCGCGAAAGAAATGTATGAGTTGGACGATGCGTTTATCGAGGAATTGGCTCATTTTATTGACGAACTTGTATTTGGCGAACCTTTGGGAAAAGAACTTATCCATGTCATTGAGTCCGTTAACCAAACATACGACAAAAAGAAAAAAGGACAAGCTGTTCAATTTCTCAACGAAAAAGATATTGTCATGACGAGTGAAGTGCTCGTTTCACGGTTAGACATTAAATACTATCAGCAAAAGCTGTATTTTAAACAAGACGATCATTACGTGCACAATGACAATAAACTACTACGTGAAATTGATAAGCTAATTAAATTAAAACCAAACCAGCATAAACAACTGATTGAACTATTTAAAATCAAATCCGAATATATCGAAGAACAAGACTTTCCGATTAAGTTGCCAGGCGGGTATATTATCGACGATGGTGAAGTTATTGAAGCAGATTATGGGTTCACTCCCTATTACTTGGATGTGCAATATCAAGAAGGCGCTTATGACGAACACGTTGACCAGTTTTTAGACTTTTTTACGATGAACCGAAAAGACTTGCGTATGGTCATTGAAGAAATGTTTGGGCATATCTTAATGACGCATTCGTTTCCGCACATCGTCTTTTTCTTTCAAGGACATAAAGGGAATAACGGAAAAAGTACATTTTTGAAAATGATTAGTGAATTTGCAGGAGAATTGGCGTCACAACTCACGTTAAATGACTTTAACGACGCCACAAGTGTGGCGTTCTTAGAGGGAAAGCTCGTAAACATTGGCGATGATATCGACGCAAGCTATATGGAACAGTCAAAAAACTTTAAAACGCTCGCTTCCGGTGACCCAATTATGGTTCGCCCGATTTACCAGCAGCCGTTCAAGTTGAAAAATCGAGCAACGCTCATTTTTACATGTAATGATATGCCGACGTTTAAAGACAAGTCTGGCGGCATCGCTCGGCGCGTGGTCGTCATCCCTTGCGACAATCACGTCAAACGTCGCGACTTGGATCTGGATCGTAAATTATCGTCGCCGAATGCGAAAAGTTATATTTTGCGTTTAGCACTTGAAGGCATTCAACGAATCAAAGCGAATGGCGGCAAGTTAACCGATAGTTTAACGATTCAAGCAAAAACGAAAGAATACTTTATTGCGAGTGATAGTGTATTAGCGTTCGAGAGCGAAAATCAGCATTTGATTTTAAATCGTCCAGCAAAAGATGTATATAACGCCTATGTTGCCTTTTGTATGGAAAATGGACTACGAGAAGTAGGAAAAGTGGAATTTGGACGGAGATTAGCGAATGTGGGGTATGAAAGCAAACAGTCTTGGATAAAAGGGAAAAATCAAAGAGTTTATGTAAAAATAGATAAAGACATCTAA